AGAAGAGAAGCACAGATAAAGCAAGCTCACGCAAATTGGGAAATGCCAGATCAACTCTTTTCTAGATTTGCTAAAGAGTACATATCTGGAGGTTTGAACTCTGACCTTACAAAAGATGAAAGCGCAGAGCTTTCTAAAGATATGGTACTGTTTCCAACAGGAACAGGCATACGTAACGGCGGCTCTATAGAATTGCGAACTGCGTACTGGAATTCTATTCCTAGTTGGAAGCCTATGGACTCCTGGGGCAGCGCAGAAACTAGAATAGCTCCGGTGCGTGTGACACCTGAGGTACCCGAACAGCTGGAAGGCACAAGAGGTAAAAAGGCAAAAACGGATCCTTATGCTAAAACATATTTAGGAAGACCTCTGACTCCTTTTGAAGCCGAGCGTACACAGTTAGAGTTGTACGACGAAAGTGGAAAAGGAATTAGCGAACCCGAAGAAATGGAACTTAGCGAAGAGGACATAGAACCTATTGGGAAGAGTCTTTACCTTTCTAAGTTCAATGTAGCCTTTCCTCTTGACAACTTCCGCTGGGAGTAATACCATACCCATATGGCTACCTACGAAGCATACAAGTTCTTTAGTGCAAAAGAAGATGACAAGCCTTTCGCCATTGTTTGGTGGAACGGTAAGAACTTGAAGTCTACTGATGAGTACTTGCTCAAGCGGCTCAAGGACCGAGTAGTGGACGGTATGGACTATTCCTCAGGAAAGCCCTTCTTCGATAAAATTCCAGCCATTTATCGTAGTGGCTATGTCTACACGCGGAATGCTGTGGTGGACGCAAACGGAAATGAAGTATGAATACTTTGGTAATTGATGGACTGGAGGATTCGTTTGATAACGATTCTTCCGAAAAGATGCTAGAATTGTCAGTAGGAAGACTTACGCACACTTCTGATCTGGTGCGCAAGTCTATGTATGACTTTGACCTGACAACTCCAGAAGGCATAGAAAAGCTCATGAGCTTGCTGCCCATTATGGATTCTCAGATTGTCAAAGACATCATGTCTGAAATTTGGCCTGGATATTCCTCTGATGCTGACAGTAAAAGTCAGAAAATGGAAATCAAGGGATATCTGAAGGATTACTTGGAATCCTATGACGAGCAAGAAGCCCTTCCAGAACAAGAAACACCTGAGTTTACTAACAATGCCAGACCAGATGCTATTGGCGCATCTGCGCAGCCTGGGGCCGAAGACGAAGCTTGAGTTGCTTCAGGTATTAACTCCTGGTATATTCCAAAGGCTGTGCTCTTTGGGCGTTTTAGTAGATGAACTAAACGAATTGAACATTAAGGTGTATAGGGTTGGCGATGACTTCTGCGGAGAATAACATAAAGAAGGCTTTTGGTATGCCGTCCGCAGATGGTACCCATCAGTACATCTTTAAATCTGGAGAGTACGGAACGGTATTTCAGTATTGGTGGCGTGATAGACTAGGTAATTACTACCGGTACTCAAACGCCGCTGAGGGAACTCCTGACTTCGATCCATTTTTGGGTGCGCCGCTACTGGACAAAGATCAGCCTCTGCCTGAAAAGAATCCTACGTTCTTCACAGGTGAAGGCTACAAGCGCCAGATAGCCGTTCCAGAAGGCGTAAACGCCACCAGAAACGAGAACTACCGTCAAAACGATGGTAGGAATATCTGGTTTGAAGTTTTCGACCAAAAAGGAAAGCAGTACGTATACCTGGACTCCGACATAAAGGAGAACCTGGATCTGTACGTACAGCAACAGCTTCGCGTAGTGGATTCTGGCCTAACCAAGTTCAGAGCCAAATCTTCGAAGTTGTTCAATTCGGACAATCCGAAAGACAGAATTACTGGCGCATTGCTCATGCTCTGTGACCAAGGATTTTATGATCCTGAGGAACTGGTAAACGCGACTGTAGCGGATATCCAGTTTGTAGATCAGACGGTAATATTGCTTGACCGCAAGTTCGTCTGTGACCTCAAGTTCTTAGACTTCATAACGAGTCTAGTAGCCATGCGCGGTCCAACTGAACCTTTGTTCAAGTTTAAGACCATGCATGGTGAGCTTCCTATTGGTATCAATTATCTGAATTCTGTGTTCTACTCTTTGCGAGTCAGCCCAAAATATCTGCTGAATTGGAATGCGTCACATCTTTTTAGCCGCATCGTAAACAGAATGGCTTTCCAGCAGATTCCACCGGAAGATGTAGAAACCTTGGCATTTGATGAGCTATCAAGAACGCTCTCCACCAGGGATGACGTACGTTACTTGGTGGACTACAAGGTTCGCGTTGCGCTGCTTAGAAACTACGCACAGAGCGTTACTAAGAGCTTGACCCGCCTGTTTGTTGACGACTTCGGAATAGCTGTTGTTCGCTCAGACTTGTCTAGCCTTCGTACAGACGAAAAAGAATTCTCTGATTGGCTACACGCAGAGCCTCTACATGACCTCACTCCAGAAGAGGAAGAGGCTGTGATGGCAGAGCAAGAAGAAGCGGCAACAGAAGAAGAACCTGAAGAAGAGGAAGAAACTCCTGCTAGCCCTGAAGACGCAGAAGAGCCAAAGCCCACGCCAGACTCGGAGGTACCAGAATGACCGATCTATTTCAGTACTTTGATGCCTGGGAACCTCTTCTAAAGGCACGCAAGGCCAAAGGACTAGACAAGTGGGCACGTCTTCAGAACCTCAGCGAGAAGCTGCAGGGCAAGGATTCCAGCGCCATATCCTTTACGTGCTCTCATCCTTCGCACGCAAAGGAGCCTATTAAGCACCTACTAGGCTCCATAGAGGGAAATCTGCATTTCTTGATGGGCTATGGAAATCCTGATTTCCACGTAGCTCCGTATCATTGGCAGATTATCGACCCTAACGTAACGGATGAAGAAGCGGTTGAGCTTACCAAGCGCATGCCGCATCCCTCAAATCCATCTTTCTGGGCAAAGGCTGGTATAACTGCAGAACCTGAGGGTGACACGGACGAAGGCAACTCTCACCCAACGCAGAAGAAGGCTAGGGAAGACAAGCGAAAGCAGGAATTTAGAGATAGCGAAGCTATCACTGTTCAGTCTGCCTCTGGCATATACACTTGTTACCCAAGCGAGGGAATGATTTACGGAAACCACAATGGTCACGTATACGCTTGGGAACTTGTAAAAGACTCGTTCTTCACAGCACAGAATCCACAAGTGGCAGAAGCCATGAATTCTTCTTCTGTCAAGAAGAGCTTTGACGGCTTGAAGTTTAAGACTGCGATTCCGCAGGAACTACGAGCGTACACAGCACAGTTCGCAGGAGAACTGTATCACGAAGAAGTTTGGCCTCTGGTCAAGAGTCGCTTTCCTGCTCCTGGAAAGGTCATAAAGCTTGCGTCCAACACACAGGAAACGCTATATGGAGTGACTACTCCTACTTCTATCGAATTCTACGACAGGTCGGCTAAGCCTGCTAACGTTCGCCTTTTCGATAGGCAGTACACCCACTTTGATCTCACGCGAGATGGAAACGTTCCTCCTGCTTCCTTGTTTAGATTCCTAACCAAGCACTTTAAAATTAACGCAGAGTTACTTTCTGGCTTTTCTAAGTCCACTAATACTGCTACAGTTACTGCTAATGCTTGGTTTGTAGACGGAGAGGCATCTCCGGGCTGGGATTCAATCTCCGCTGACTTACAGGACTTCGAAAAAAGCATAGTAGTTGATGGGGACGTTATGAAGGTGGTACGGACATGAATCATCTAATTAACTGTTCCTGCGGTGAGGTTATCGTCAAGGCTCTAGGTCCAGACACCAAGATTCGTGCGAAAATACTAGTGTTTAAGGACGACGCAGCATTTGCTGTTTGCAAAAGCTGCCATGCAGAAGTAAAAGTTCCTTTACAGATTAATGCCGAACTGCTAAAGTCTATGGCTTCTAGCGTTGAAGAGTCTGTACGACACGTTCCTTTGTACATACGAAACTTTCGCGGCACAGTAGAAACTTCTTGACAGGTTACTTTGTGCCCGCTAAGATAGTCATACATAATGTTTCTCCATAAAGGGAGTAGGATAGAGTTTTTGGCTCTATCTACTCCTTTTTTGTTTCCAGAGGTTTCATGGAAAAAGGCTGGCTAACAGAAGATACGTTCTCTTGCTTCGTGCCTGCACAAATGGTTGTTGTGAAGGGCGGAGAAAAGGGAGCGGACAAGACAGGGAAGCGTTGGATTCAAGGAATCGCTTCAACTGATGGTAGAGATTTGCAAGGTGAAGTTCTGGATCAGAACGGCATCGACCTGGCTTATTTTCTAAAGCACGGGTACTTCAACGATGACCACAAGCCTGGTCCTGAGTTTAAGATCGGTCAGCCAACCGAAGCTAAGATCACCAAGAACGGTCTATGGGTGAAGGGTTTCTTGTTTAAGAATCCTGATTCCACGGCTGAGTCTCGCGCAGACTATTACTGGAACCTCATGCAGCAGCTTGCTGTATCTGGTTCTGATAGAAAAGTTGGTTTTTCCATTCAGGGAAAAGTTCTTCGTCGTAATGGCACCAAAATCGAAAAATGTTGGATTCAAGACATTGCCATTACCACACAACCTGTTAATACAGCGACCTGGGCTGAGATTGCTAAGTCGCTGGCCACACAGAAGTGGGACCTCGTGAAAGAGGTTGACAAAGACGAGAAGAAGGACGAAACAAAGGACGAAGCTGATGCCGAAAAGGCTCTGGCAGTAAGTGGCGGAAGCCCCGTAGTGCCACAAAGCCTGGAAGGTAAGCAGCGCGACGTAGTTACAGTTAAGAAGAGCATGCTTTCCTATTCGGAGGCATGTGCCGTAATCAAGAGTGAGACTGGTCTCGCAGATGATGAGGCTGTAAAGGCAATCGCAAATATTGCGTTTGGTTTATTTGTACAGGAGTGAAAACATGACGGAGAAGAAGATCGAAGCTGGTGATCTCCAGAAGGCACTTCAGACCCTTCAGGATCTGGCGAAGGGCCACGGCGACCGTGGCACTGCGACCACCGAAGTTCCTGGTATGGTCGGTGAGTCTGGTGCAACGCAGGTTTACCACACCCCAAACAACTCTGATCCAAAGGGTGGTTGGGCTGGTTCGTCTTGGGAAGACCAGGACTGGAGCGATTCCATCGGTCCAGACGGCACGGACTACAAGTCCGCTGGCGTAGCAATGCGTAAGAGCGTTGCGATGAAGATCGCCAAGGGCATGCCTCTCAAGGCCGGAGAAAAGGCATTCGTAGCCAAGGGCGGAATGGAACTCTTCGACAAGGAGAAGATGGACAAGGACGAGGCCAAGAAGGGCATGTACGGCGCTAAGGACGAGGCCAAGAAGGCTATGTCCAAGGACGAAGACCACGAGGACGAAGCAGAAGACAAGGAAATGCTTCGCGAGATGGTCAAGCCTTCGGCCATGAAGAAGAAGGACATGAGCAAGTCCTTCTCGGATCACGCAGCTGAGAATCCAGCCGTAAAGGGTGGCTTCGAGGTTTCGGAGTTCCTCGCAGGCTTCGCTCAGGTCATGCACAAGTCGCTTCTTTCGATGGAGTCGCGTATCACGGACCGTGTTCTCACGGGCCTTGCTATGACCTCCGCCGATCAGGGCGAAGTATCGAAGTCGATGGCGGAAGCCCTTGCCAATCTCGGTGAGGTCCTTGCGGCACAGGCTCAGCGCATCGAGCAGGTAGAAGCTGGCGCTGCACGCGCTCCAAAGAGCACCCTTTCGAAGTCGGTTTCGACGGGCGAGGCTGATTCGGAGTCGCTAACCAAGTCTCAGGTTACGGGAATCCTCGTTGACCTAGTTCAAAAGGGACAGGCAACGGCACAGGACGTTCTGAAGTACGATGCTACGGGAGAGATTTCTCCTGACCTTCGTAACAAGGTAGTCGGTCGTCGCTGAAACTCGCTCGACCAAGTTAGAAAGAAGAAGGAGTAAAATACAATGACCGTAGGACTTAGAGCATTCCAGGCAGGACAGGTCGGCTCTGGATTCGGCGCGGGTAGCGAGGCTGACATTGCTGAACTTAGCAAGGCACTTGAAGCTGGCTATCAGGTTGGTGCAGGTAAGACTGGTGGCTCGGCGCTTCGCGTTGAGTCTCTTGAGGCAAGCCTCAAGGTTCTTACGTACACCTCTTCCCACGTAAAGCTGTGGAAGAAGATGCCGAAGAGCCCAGCATACTCGACCGTCGAAGAGTACAACCAGCTGACGGATTACGGCGGAGATTCCTCGCCGTTCGTTCAGGAAGGTGAGCTTCCCCAGGCGACGGATTCGAGCTACGTACGTCGTACGCAGCTTGTGAAGTTCCTTGGAACGACCCGCGAGATCACGCACCAGGCGACACTCGTTCACCCGGCGCACGGCGACCTCATCGCGCTTGAGAACCAGAACGGCATCCTCTGGCTTCTTCAGCAGGTTGAGCGTAACCTCTTCTCCGGTGATTCGTCGCTTGCATTCGACGGCGAGTCGGAGTCGTGGGACGGCCTTGACGCCCTCATCGACTCTTCCAATGTCATCGACCTAGAGGGCAACACCCTTCAGGAAGCCGACATCGAAGAGGCCGCAAACCTCATCATCGAGAACTACGGTTTCCCAACCGACATGTTCCTCGGCACCCGCACGATGTCGGACCTCGTAAAGACGTTCTACCCACGTGAGCGCATTCAGCTTCCTGCTCCTATGAACGGACAGGTCGGCAACACCATCCAGACGATGGCGACCCAGGCTGGCGTGATCGAGTTCAACCCAGACATCTTCATTCGTCGTACGCCTACGCCTCCTGCCGCCTCCACGTCGGCTTCGGCTCCTCTTACGCCAGCGTCGATTGTCGCGGGCGCTCCAGCTGGTGCGAACGGCGATCACAACAAGGGCGCTCCAGCGGGCACCTCGAACTTCGCGTACCTCGTAACGGCGTGCAACCGCTTCGGTGAGTCGGCTCCTGTAGCCTTCGCTGGTGCAGTTACGGCGCTTACACAGGCACAGAAGGACGCGGGCAACGCGCTTCCTCTTACGATCACGAACCCAGCAGTAATCGGCGCGTTCCCTCCGGAATACTTCCGCATCTACCGCTCGGTATCGTCGTCGTCGGCAGTAGTGCCAACCTCGCTTGCGAGCTACGCACTAATCGGCCAGGTTCCTGCTTCGTCGCAGGCAGCCGCTGGCGCGACCGCGTTCTCTGACGTAAACCTTATCCTTCCGTTCACGTCGTCGGCTTACCTTGGTGAGCTTACGCCAAACGTAATGACCTTCCGTCAGCTGATGCCTCTCATGAAGATGGACCTCGCGGTTCTTTCGCCTGCTTACCGTTGGATGATTCTCCTTTACGGTACGCCGATCCTCTTCGCTCCTAAGAAGTGGATGCGCTTCATCAACATTGGTCAGCTTAATATTCGCTGATTGATTTAGATGCCGATAAATAAGGAGGGTTGGCCTTGTAAACCAGCCCTCCTTATTTTCGGACTTCAGTTTTAGTCATGCAAAAGTGTTCAATTTGTGAAAAGGCCATTTATGGCCACGATAAGTTCCGAGGCTCTTTAGTCTGCGGATCTTGCACTTTGACTAAAAAGGAAGAAGCAAAATCTGGAAAGACTCAGGTTAGTAAATCTCCTGGACAAGTCAGACTGGATTTGGCAAAGGTACTCAACAAAGCAGTACCCAAGAAGGAATCTGTAATGTCCGATTCAGTAGTTAGAA